TGCCCAAGCTATTACGGCCTGTTCCGCGATCAGGTCATGATGAAGGTCACCCAGTTCAAATGGGTGGCGAAGCCCAACGCAGATCGTGTCGTCCATCGTGTGTTGCAGCCTGCGATCCGGTTCGAGAAGAAGGACTGCCTTGATCTACCAGAGGTCACGTTCACTGAGCGCGAGGCACCCCTCACCCCGCAGCAGAAGAAGTATTACATGCAACTCAAGAACGAGATGCTGATTGAGGCAGGAGGCGAGGAGATCAGCGCGGTCAACGCAGCGGTCAAGATCAACAAGCTACTCCAGATCAGCGGAGGTGCGGTCTATGCGGATACTGGAGAAGTCATTGAGTTCGACGTCAGCAACCGCCTGAACGTGGTCACCGAGGTGATTGAGGAAGCCAGCAATAAGGTGCTGGTCTTCGTGCCGTTCACCCATACCATCGAGCTTCTGCGGGCACGGCTGGAAAAGGAAGGCCTCACCTGCGACATCATCAACGGCAAGGTGCCGCTCAACAGGCGGTCTGAGATCGTCGATAACTTCCAGACCCGCAAAGACCCGCATGTCCTCATCATCCAGCCGCAGGCTGCAAGCCACGGCCTTACACTTACGGCAGCAGACACAATCATCTGGTATGCACCCGTAACTAGTGTTGAAACCTATTTGCAGGCCAACGCCCGCATCAACCGCCCCGGCCAGAAGAACGCAATGACCATTGTGCACATCAGGGGCAGCGAGGTAGAGGACCGTCTCTTCTCCATGCTGCAAGGTAACATCAACAATCACGAAAAAATTATCGACCTGTACCGACAAATGATGGCTGATGCTGCTTGACATTGTCTAAACGTATTGTAAGAATATAAGAGCCTAAGAAGGAGCAAACCATGACTACAGATAAATCCGTTGAGGATATGGTGTCCGTGTATCGCAAGCTGCGCGACGCCATTTCAGAGAAAGAAGAAGCCCACAAAGCAGCGATAGCTGAACTGCGTGAGCAACTCGATATTGTCAGCAACGCACTATTGGAGGTTTGTAATTCCCTCCAAGTTGACAGTCTGCGTACAGCGGCGGGTACAGTAAGCCGCCGCGTTAATACCCGTTATTGGACCACTGATTGGGAAGCGATGTACAATTTCATCATGGATAATGGTGCACCGTTTCTTCTTGAGCAGCGTATCCACAACGGCAACCTAAAGCAGTTTCTGGCCGACAATCCAGAGTTGCTACCTATCGGCCTACAAGCCGATAACAAGTACGTAATCCAAGTCCGTAAACCTACAGCAAAATAAGGGGATATACCCATGTCAAACGAAGTTTCTATTTTTAAGCAATCCGGTGCCGTTTCAACCTCGGTTGGACGTCGTGAACTCAGTGAGCTTGCTAAATCAATGGCAAGCAGCGGAACCACATCGCGCCGTATCCAGACCAATACCAATGGTACATTTAAGCGTCTCATCAATGGTGAGCAGGTCGGCAACGCTGTCCGTGGTGACATCAACGTCATCATCGTCCATGCTCTGCCCAAGGTCAGCCGCGTGTTCTACGCTGGGGCTTATGATCCCAACGCCAAGCCCACCCTGCCCGATTGCTGGTCAAACAACGGTGATGTGCCAGAAGCATCTGCTGGCAACCGTCAGTCTTCCAACTGCGCATCATGCGATATGAACGTGGTTGGCTCCGGTCAGAATGGTAAGGGTCGCGCCTGTCGCTTCCAGCGCCGCATCGCAGTTCTGCTCGAAGGCGATATGACTGGTGAAGTCTATCAGTTCAACGTGCCCGCCAAGTCGCTCTTCGGTAAGGGCGTGGGCAACGTGCATCCGTTCGAAAGCTACGTGAAGTACCTGCTTGGGCACCATGAAAGCCCAGACACGGTGGTTACCAACATCAGCTACGATCTGAACGCTGACAGCATGGAACTGCTTTTCACTCCGGTTCGTGGTCTGCGTGACGACGAGTATGACCTTGTGAAGCAGGTGCAGCAGGACCCCGCTACCAAGCGCCTGTGCGAACTGACCGTAGCCCAGCAGGATGGCGTCAAAAAGCAGCCTCAGGCAGCAGCACCCCCACCGGCACCGCAGGTCTCTCGTTCGGATGAACCCGAAGAAGAGCTTGAAGAACCCAAGAAGCGTGTTGCATCTAAGGTCGAAACTGTGGCACCTTCGTCTGATCTTGCGTCTGTTATCAGCGCGTGGGGAGATGGGGACGCTTAATGAGTTACGGCTACAGCCTCAAAACTATTGAAGCTAATAGAGAAGCTGACGATGGGCATCTTGGTGTGCAGCTTGGGAGGAAGTGCATTTCGCATGGAATCCCAGTGAGCAAAGTTGCAGACGATCTTGGTGCCACACGACAGTCCGTTTATAACTGGTTCTGCGGGGTTAGCGCCCCGCAGGGCGAGTTTATCGGATTGATTCGTAAATATATTGCCAACCTCTCTAGCTAAGTTTCTTGTAATGTAAGTACGTGGGCGGGTGAACCCCGCAATAGAGAGTGATGCCAATGGAGAACTTCGACCTATTGTCCACCGTGCAGCCTTCCGATGGTTGGTTTGCAATCGTGGGCATAAAGGATGGTGCCGTAAAACAAACGCTGGTTGAGACCCGTGAGGAGGCTGACCGCGTTATAAATCAATACGTAGCCCAAGAGCGTAATGTGTTCTTCGGGGTAGCTAAATACAAAACCGACGCTGGCCGCACCAAGGACAACGTCAAAGCGCTCCGCGCTCTGTGGCTCGATATCGACTGCGGCGAAACCAAAGCCGTTGTAAGTGACAAGACCGGACGCCCTGATGGGTATGCTACGCAGCGTGAAGGGGCCATCGCCCTGCTTGAGTTCCGTAATCTCATCGGCTTGCCTAAGCCTATCATCGTGAGTTCAGGACGCGGTATACACGCATACTGGGCACTTGATCGCGATGTGACCCGTGAAGAGTGGGAGCCTGCTGCTGAGCGCCTACGTGACCTATGCTACACCCATAACTTCTATGTGGACCCAGCCGTGTTCGACGCGGCGCGTATTCTGCGTGTGCCCGGCACTTACAACTTTAAGGATAACCCCCCTAAGCCCGTAGAGGTAGCGCGACCCGCCGAGCCATTTAGCTTTGACGAGATCGTTAAGATTCTGGGCGTCAGGAAGGTTGCACCCAAGCAGCAGTGGGAGCCTACCGAACTTGGTAAGGCTATGAAGGCCAGCACTGAGTTTAATTTCAGCAAGATCATGCAGCGTAGCGCCAAGGGCGACGGATGTAAGCAGCTTCTTCATGCCTACACCAACCGAACCACGCTGGACTATTACGACTGGTTTCATGCCATCTCGGTAGCTGCCATGTGTGAGGACGCAGATAAAGCGGTGCACATGATGTCCGAAGGGCATCCCGGCTATGATCCGAGCACGGTGGACGCCAAGGTATCCACCATCAGGGGCGCAACTAGCTGCGCCAAGTTTGAGGGGAAGAACCCCGCACTGTGCCAAGGGTGCAAGTGGAAGGGGCAAATCCTCGGCCCAAAGTTTTTGGGTAAGACTGTTAAGGAAGCGTCCTCCGAACAGGTTAATGTTATTCTGGATACGCCAGAAGGGCCAAGATCGGAGACGATTACGATACCCCAGTACCCATTTCCCTACTTCCGTGGTGAGGGTGGGGGTATTTGGCGTAAAGGCGCAAAGGGGGAGGATGGCACCGAATCAGACCCTATCCTCGTCTATCCCTATGATTTTTACGCTATTAAGAGAATGCGGGACGTAAAGAACGGTGAAATCATCGTCTTCCGTCGCCATCTACCGCAGGATGGTGTGGAGGACTTCTTGGTGCCGCTTAATGAGGTAACCTCCAAAGACATGCTTCGTAAGGCCATATCTACCTACAGTATCGTTGCTGCGGGGAAGACCTTCGACACGTTGATGGACTACACCATTAAGTCGATCACCAAAATGCAAGACAAAAGGAAAATGGAAATTATGCGTAATCAATTCGGGTGGGCAGACAACCACAGCAAGTTTATCATCGGCGATCAGGAGATCAGCAAGGATGGGGTGCTCTATAGCCCTCCGTCCAACATCACGGCCAACATGGCACGGCACATGGGTCCGGTGGGATCACTGGACAAGTGGAAAGAAGTATGGGCGCTCTATGGGCGTCCCGGCATGGAAGGCCATGCGTTTGCGGCACTTAGTGCCTTTGGTGCGCCACTGCTCCGCTTCCTGCGCCAGACAGGTGCGGCTATTAACCTTGTTAGCCCTGAGAGCGGCACGGGTAAGACAACCGCCCTGCGTATGGCTATGAGCGTATACGGACACCCCACTGAACTCATTGCCAAGAAGTCGGACACGCTGAACGCTAAGATGCAGTGGCTGGCCATCATGCGTAACCTGCC